GATTGATCATTGGCGAATGGGTGAGAACTAATGGTAATAAAGACGTTAGCAGCATTTGCAGAATCAACATCCACAGCAGTATTTGCATTAAAGCTTTGTGTATTACATGTCGTAGAATCAAACGTGGCATTGACATAGTCGCTGTTTCTAAACTTATTGTTTGCAACTGTGATGAACGAATCGATTACTCTGCCAGTATTTGTAGTAAACGTACCTGTAATACTCGCTTCAACCGCAACGTTCGAAGTAGTATAAAGCACTAAGTCGCCGTTTGCGAACGGATTAATAACCTTCGTCAGCGTATGCAATGCAAGAGTATTACCCATAGACACGGTGTTGAGATTCAGAGCATCTCCGCCCTGTGTTTCAGAGATCTTGATACCTGTTGTATTCGCAAGCACTACGTAATAGTATGCGTTATTCGATAAGTTCGAAGAAGTTCCTACACCAATAACATTTGCTTCTAAAGTCGTATATTGTAAATAATCATGTACATTTAATGGAAGTGTGGTATAATAAGGATTAGTCCCTAACGATATTATATCACTATCATTATTGATATCCATTACCTTAAATTTGAAACTGACATCTTCAATATCTGTTTCAATTGTATCATTCAATGTAGAAACATCGTCATTCGAATTGAACTGTACTTCTTGAGCAGTCGAAATACTCGTCAAAGCGAGTGCAGCATTTGCTTCTTCTACGATTAATGCAGATCCAAAGAACTTTGTTCCAGCGACGTGCATCACTTTCTTAAACATATCAGAGTATCTGTCTACTGAGATCTTCGAAAGGATCTCATAAGAATACTCTTGGTAATAGTCGTTATCATGAACGTAGATATCATCAGACAAGAAGCCTTTCGAGCTTCGATAGTATCCGATACCGATACCATGGCCATCGAGAACCATCTTTGCAGTACCAGCTCTCAGATTATCTTCTGAAACAAAGTCGACAATTTCTGCATTTGAATATGCAAACCCTGAATCGATTACTTGTAGCGCGGTGACTTCTCCGCTGGCTGTCACAACGTTTGCTGTAATATCTGCATTTAATCCGATCGGATATAATACTGACAAATCTTCAGTTACTCCTATTACATTTGCTTCGGAGCCTGAAACTTCTCCAATCATTGTATCGCTTGGCAACCAAGTGTTTTCAAATGTAATTCTTTTTGCAAGCATATGACTATTATTACTTGACTTGACGATGGCTTTGGCAGTCGATACAATTTCAAAGAGACTGACGTTTGAAACGAGGCCATTCGCCGTAGGTACAGTGTATGAAAAGATAATTTGATTATTTACAATCGGAGCAGTATTTCCAGACACTCTGATATAATCTCCAATAGTATTGGAAAATACCGAAGAGACGAAAACATTAACTATATTTGCAGTAAGGAAGTGCCCAGTTTCTGATACACTCGTAGCTGTAATATCAATATTAGCACCGGTCGATGTGGCTGAAAGAGCAAGTCCAGTACTATTTGCATATCTTATAAAATATAAAGAATTATTTGAAAGTCCAGTAACAGCGGTATTTCCAGCTGCAGTCGAATATGTAATCTGTTGACCATTTGCAAATTTGCTATTTGCTGATGCAATTAGAATAAAATCGTTGCTATTTTGAACTTGTGTATTTGAGTTAAAAGTTGAAACTACATTTTGGAACAATTTATCTTTTGGCAGATATCCTGGAAGAGTTGCAATTGTATGTGACTCTCCACCTGTCGAGTTGGCATTAATATCGATTACAGCTCCGCCTAATGTAGAAGATAATTTGAATGCAACAGTGTTGGCAGCAACAACATAGTAAACAGCATTTGCTGTCAAACCGCTGATGGCGGTGTTACTGTTTGGAATTCTATATTGGACAATTTGTCCATTGGCGAACTCATTTTGGTAGCTACGTAACTGATGACCAATTAAGTCAGGATTATAATTTCTGAGGAAGTGACCCGTTCCACCAGGATTTGCTGCTGTTAAATCTACATTGGCTCCGCCGGCTGTCACTGAAAGTGCTAAGCCAGTACTATTCGCGTAGCGAACATAATAAAGAGAGTTTGCTTCAAGACCATCAACAGCTGCAACACCGGCTGTCACAACATATCTGACTTGACCACCATTTGCAAATAAGGTATTCGCAGTCGCAATCTGAATAAAATCATTACTATTTTCTACTTGAGTATTTGAGTTAAACTCTGCTACATTCGAGCTTTGCGTAATATTCACTTTTGCAAGTGTATTTGCTGCTTCAGTTGTAAGAGTAACGCCCGTAGTATTAGAAGTAAGAACATAGTAGAAACTGTTATTCGATAGACCTGTCACAGCCGTATTCGCATTATCAGTAAAGTAACGAACAAGATCATTCGCTACGAACTCATTACCAGTGATCGTAATAAAATCTGTGTTTGAGTTGACTTCATCTGTAGGATTAAACGATGATGTGATGTTACGATAGAAAATGGCATTTGCAGCGGTTTCTACTTCATGCGAAGATTGTACAGTAAATGTCTTGGCATCATACGTATTACTATATGCACCAGAAGAAACTTGCAGATCAAAAAACTTCAAATTTGCTTGCGATTGATTGACTATTTCTCCGACAACAAAGTTTCTTGTTGCATTTTCAAACGTAATCACAAAGTCTTTACGATCGAATCCTGCAACATATGGTTGGTGCGCGAGCACGAAAGGATCGACATTATAGTCTTCTCCTGGATTGATTTGATTGAGTGATCCAATGATACCAATCTCAAATCTGCCGAATGTCAAACACGAATATAGTATATCTAAGTGATTACCTTCAGGATTTTTAGGAAATCCATATGCGTCTGAAGAGATAAACTGTGAAGCGAATACTTGATTTGCTTGAGCAAGAGTTGGTAATTCTGCTACTGCAGTAATTGCAGTATTGACAGCCGAATTGCTATATACTATAATATTACCGTTCGCTGGAACAGATGTTGTATTTGTAAAACCAAAGTCGCGAATAGGATCTTTGATAAGAAGATTCGTTCCTATTACATCATAGAGTGTACCATGTGCAGTTTTATATAAGAAGTGACCAGACTCATTCGTTAAAGTTGCGCCGAATGCTGGAATATTAAACGAAGTGTTTACAAAGCTTTCTCCAGGAAAACTCGTACTATTAATATGAATGTACTTGTTTGCAGGGCTCGAAAGAATTAATCCAGTAGTATTCGAAAATGCCACATAATAAGGTTTGCCACTTTCGAGTGCAGTGATTACTGTATTACCTGCGGCCACCTCATAGATAATACGCTCGCCTGCAATATAGTAAGTATTCGCATCTGTGACAGTAATAAAGCCGTTTGATGCGTTTACAGCTGTCGAAGGATTGAATGAAACTTTACGAATTTGTTGAAAGACTCTTTGGCCTTCATCGAATCCAGTATTTGCAGTCACAGAAAGTTGAAGACGACTATAGTCGAGTGTATCTTGGCTATTCGCAGCAATGAGATCCGTACCAATAAAGATCACTTCTGTTTCGCCGATCGTACCTACACCAAACCCGGCGCCTGTGCCAAAACTGATCGATGAGATGTCTGCTGTGGTATTTGAAAGCGGCGCGATGATTTTTGAAGGGAACGAACGAACATAGTCACCGCCGGTAATGTCGAGTGAATAAGATGTGATCTTGAAGTTGTCTGCATTCGCAGCGGTATACACTGTATCTGTTTCGTTCCAATATCCCTTACGCGAGATAAAAGTCAAGGTGCCTGTATTTGATGCAGCAGCATAGTTAGCAGTAATCACAGAACCTTCGGCAACGATTACATTTGCACTGTTGTAGATGTAGATATTATTTGCGAAGGTAATGTTATTCGAAGAGCATTCATCAAATTGTATGACATGAACTTGTTTTTTAATATCATACAAACCAGCGTTTAGATTTACGTAACTGACATTCGCGAAGACTTGATTGTTAGTTTGATTGATAAGCTTATATGTTAAACCGTAGTTGTGAGCGTTTCCTGTTGCGGCCTCTGTTGCATTTGCAGTCAGTATCAAAGAAGTTGAATTGGTTACGCTCGCCACATTACCAATTGCCACGTTACTGGTGATATAAAGAGTCGAATTAATATAGTTGTTATTAAAAGCTGTAGAGGTTCCAGTGACCACAGTGCTAGTAGTCACTGCAGTGATTGTTCCGGTGCCAACTTTGTAATCCCAATCCGCCATGCGCTTACTATTTTTAAAAGCACCACGAGCGTTGGTAAGAGTAAGTTGTGTTGCACTTTCAAGCGTAATGACATTTGCCACTGTACCAGAAGCAGTAATATATCCTGCATTCTGTTGTTTTACCACATCGCCTACATTAAATGTGGCAGAAGGCGCAGTAATCACAATAGCATAGTCTGTCGGTGTATTCATGAACTTACCAGACATTGACTTGTCTGTCAGTGTATTTGCCGTAAACGTCGTTCCAGTAGTACTATTACTTCCTGTGCTATAGTTAGCAGATGGAACAAAAACTCCTGATGTATGAGATACCGAGATAAAACCAGCAGTATTCGAAGTAGTCGCGACTTCGAGAATTCGACCTTCAGCAGCAAGTATGCCATTTGCGGCGTAGCGATATATGGTGTTTCCAACAGCGACATTTGAAGATGCCGAACTATATCCGATATTGACTACCGGTTGAACGCCGCGTTCGAAGAGACGATAGTAATTTTCCGAAGTAAAATCTACTATCACTTCATTCAAGTTTAATACTTTTTCAGAGACGATCGATTCGGCGTTGAGTGTGTATCCATATCCTCCATCTTCGAAGATAAAATCTACCAGTCCAGTTTGTGAGCCAACAGATTCTACTCTTGCCAAACCACCAAGACCGCGATCACTGTTTGTAAATCTTACAACATCCCCAACAGCAAAATCTCTGCCTCGAGTTTGAACTGTGACTCTTTTGACAGAACCGATTAACTTCGATCTTTTAGTAATATCAAATATAGGTTGATTATTAATGTTGAGACCGATAACTTCTCCATTACGGAAATTACCTTGTCTTCCAGAAATATAAAGAAGATTAACAAAACCTCTACCGGCGCGCCGCCGAATATACTTCTCAACGAAAGCTTTCGCGCCTGAAAGTTGGCCAACGACTTGCTTACCGACGTAATCAACGTTATAGATCGAGTATCCAATCTCGAGATACTCTGGTTTTTCGTATACTCCGTCTGATAAGCGAAAGATTTTCTCTGCAGGATATCGAACTTCTGCTGCCGTACCATATACAAGTTTAAAGAAGAGATCAACCGCGCGCTCTGTACCTTTGGCACGATACAGATCAAGCGAGTTTTTGACAAGAAGCTTCTTATTCGTAGCAGTATCAAACTGAATGTTTTTCAGATACTTCTCTTTGAAGTGAACAATAAAGTCGTCTGTCGTACTATCAATATCGCGATAATCTGGCAGTCGACGGGCATGATATAAAGGATTGTTCGTCGATTCTAGCCACTCATAGTATGCTTTTGTAAACGCAATAAAGTTTTCTCCCTCTTCTTGGTAAAAAGAAGGAAATTGGCTCTGAATTAACGGAGATATTCTTTTTTCGATATTCTTCATTATTCTCTAATCTGTTCAATTGAGACGTCGACGTCATTTTCAAGAATATTGAGTATCACGTTCTGAGAAGAAGTGATATCAAGCGTGCGTGGTTTGGCATAGATTTTAAGAGAAGTGCCGGTATAATTCGTGATATTAAAGTTATTGATTCGAATAACACCAGTATCATAGTCGACAGTTCCAATTTTCAAAATGGTTCTATTATTCGTTCCAGAAGTATTGACGATACGCATTGCGCCGTCGCCATCATCTTCAAGACGGCAATTTGACAAACCATTATACGTGAATGTCGAAGAGCTTACGACATGAATATCACCGGTAAGATACTCTGAACCTTTGCCCGGAATATCATTTTGCAATGGGTTTTTAAAGTCGATCGTTACGTTTTGGCCAGATGATACTACGCCTGAAGTTGCCAATGATACAAGAGAACCTGAAGTGGTTGTGGCACTTCCAGTGACAGTCGTACTCAATATAGGTGTCAAATACTTCACAAGCTCTATCTTTGTTTCGTTACTAATAATACTATTTTCTGCAGCATCAACGTCTCGAATAAATCTTGAGTAACGAAGAGTACGACCAAAATTATTGAGATTGGTAGAGGCGTGATTCAGAATCGAGTCAATCACCAAAGTACGAATATCTTCTGGATTTAAACCAGTCAAGTTAATATTGTATTTGATATTCGTTTTGACATATAGATACGTATAATCAGGAGAAACGAAGAGCGGTTCGATAGCAACAGAAGATCTCGATCTTAAGAACTTTTTATATTCTGCTTCTTTAATCTTTGGAAGACCATCAACTTCATCGAGATCGATTGATAAGAAGATTCTGCCGTATTGCGGAGGAGTTGCATCTTCTCCACCATATGCAACCACCGCATTGATTTCAGGAAAGTTTGCTTTTAGTAGGTTCTCATAATCTTCAGAAGTCACAGCACGTTCTTGTGTAGTGAATGCACGAGGAGCATTATATTTAATAGAATTCAAATCTTCTGCAACTGCACCGTCGGCAGCTGCAATAATAGTTTGAATTACGATGTTTGTTTCTCCATCGATGCTTGCGGTGTTGATAAACTTAAATGCTCCGTTCGGAAGTTCGCCGCTACATGTTCGATACTCGATAATGCATGCAGAGTTGTTCTTTGGTTTTCTTCCAACAACTCCATCACCAAAAACGACTTCATATACATCACCAATTCCTGGTTGTAAGAAAAAGACTTTTGCATTTCCATCGTGGCCGAAGAGTGACGTCGCTCTTTTATAAGTCTGAACAGTCGTACCATTATCTTCAAAGACAGTGACTAATACGCTTTCAAGATCGACCCTTTTATTACTAATCTTATAGACAAGCGGTCTATCATAGTTTACTGTATAGGTATCACTTAAATAGCTGCCTTCGTATACTCGAATGGGTTCGCTTTCATATACGAGACTTGATCCTGACGGTGTTCTGTTCGTAATCACATAGTTTTCAGTAGTACTAAAATTGTAAGTGAAATCATCAACACGCGATGTAAAAGATGTGCCTTTTGGAATGACGATCGATCTTTTCGCTGTGTTTGTCGAAGTAATTACCAATTGAATGACAGCCGATGAAGATCGAAAAGATCTCGGAAGATAGTTTAATTCTTTGGCGTGAGAGATGACACTGTCGCGCAACTTCGCAGAATCGAGGAACATTTCATTGCTGATCATGTTCAGATAAAAAGCGTTCTGATATGTGTTATACGAAAGCACGTCAAGAAGAACAGAAAGGTTGCTTCCGTCGAAGTCATAATCTTTAAATCTATCTTGAGATCTTAGAAATGTCTTCAACGAATCCTTATAGGAATCGAAATCTAGCTGTGTAAGGACTATACTGGAATTTGCTGCCATTATCTTACTCTATAAAGGGTTAGCTGAAGTGTCTGCGGATTAGCATTATTTATTATCTCATAATAGACTGATACTTCATAAGAATGCGCAAACTCATTTGATATTACTAAGACATCGATGATTCTTGCGCGAGGTTCATGTTTGGTAATAGAATCCGTCACAGCATCTTTAATCAAATCCGATGTCATGACAGATATATCTTCAAATAAGAATTTTCTTAATCCTCCACCAAATTCCGGATTAAACAGACGTTCTTTAGTATTAGTCTGTAAGATGTTACGCATCGATCTTCTCACGGCTTGTTCGTCAGTATGAAGAGCGAGTCTTTTATTCTGAGGATGAATATTGAAATTGTTATAGAAGTCAGTGAACACAGGATCACGCTGTGTTGTTTTCCTTGTCGTGAGTGCGTCGATTCTGTCTACCATATTACCCTACTTTATCTTATTTATAATGATTATACGACTGTTTGTATTACTTCGTAGTTTTCAATAGAAGCATTTGGAACATCGTCAGAGAGAAGCTCGACTTGCCCTGTAAAAGCAAAGGTTTGATAATCTTCGTTGCTACCGATTGCATCTAATCCTGGACCAGCCGACCGAGTAAAGCTATACTGTATCATAGCTGATGTAGCTTTGTTTGTTTCAATATACGAAACAAGCTTATCGTTTGCATCATACACAAAATTATTGAAAATGACTTCAGCATCTTCATATGCAATAACTCTTCCACCTTCAAAATTATTAATATTCTCAACTCGAAAAGGATACCAATTATCGACTTCAATATCATGGGCTTCTACGAAAACAAAAACTGCACACAGAAAAAAATCATCAATACAATTCTCTTCGTTTACGAATATTGGCATATACCAACCATCGATTACAGTTTCACTGGTTTCAAACGTAGTCACACCCGGTTCTTGCACAGTAAAGCGTATTGCGACTGGAGGACTTAAATCCCCGTAAGAAGTATCAGCAACTGTCGGAGCGCTAACATCCGTAAAGAAATATCCATTTTCTGATACTGAATATTGATCTAACATAACAGCCTAATCCACTTCACGCGGCAGAAGCGGGTTGAGCCCACTTTGGCAGATTGTCTGGATTCGGCTCGAGCCCATACTTTGTTCGACGTACCTCAATACAATTCGGAATGAGTTTTAAGATTGCATCTGGAATACCAAATATCGGTTTTAAAATAATATTTAAAACCATACAAATTGATACTTTACCGCGACAGATATCGATAATCAGTTTAATTGCTTTGATGATCTTATCAACGATCGGAAACTGCTGTAGAATCCAAGCTGGAGCTTTGAGTATGATATCATGTATCTTTGCAATAAAATCTGTCTGAAAGAACTTCTTAATCTTCTCCATGGCTTCTTCAAAGGCATCTTCAATTCGATGCCACAATTCTTCTTTTGAATGAATCGTTTCTTTTCTTTTACGCAATTCTTTATCAAATCCAATTAAATTACCGAGAGTTCCAAAGAGTGGGATTGGTAGATTTAAAACAAAATCAATTAATTCTTGGAGTAATTTCTCTCCAAAATCTTCCGCGGCTTTGCCCGATAAGACGTCTTCTTTGGCCTTTTTAATTCGCTTCTTAAAATTCTCATACACAAGTTTTAATTGTGCTTTAATGGGTTTCGTCGGATCGATGAATGTTCCAAGTTGTTCAATGATAGGACCGATAATAGGAATCTTAGTCAGCAACTTAATCATCGCATTGATGCACGCGGCAATAAAATCGCTTAGAAGTTCTTTCATCCATGCCAAAGCTTTCTGCCAAAATTCTTCGGCTTCATGCTCAGGGCTTTTAATTCCAAATGTTCCGTCATATTTGCCATCTCCAAAAAATGCTCGAATCGATTCGATGTCTTCGGCCATGGCGGCTTTGATCTTGACTTTACCTTCTTTCGTAAAGAAGTCTTTGATCACAGGTTGATAACGAACCGGATTACCGGCTTCATCTAATAAGGTCACAGCAGTAATGAATGGAATTGGAATCTCGAGTGGATTTGGAATTCCAAGAATATCAACAATTTTGAGTAGAGCTTCAACGATCTTCTTCTGAAAGAAGACGTCGATCTCTTTGAGAAACTCGCGAACCTTATATTTCATCTCTTGTTCTTTTGACTTGATCTTCTTAAAGACGTCAGTCATCAGAATGCCAGTAATATCATCGACTAGCTTTTCTATTTCTCGAATAGCTTCGATGAGTTCTTTTCCGCACTCGTCTTGAATAAACTTCGCCTGTAACTTGAGTTGACTAATGATCTTTGCAATGCCTACGAAATAGTCTTCCATTTGACGGAAAGATATTTGCCCGTTAGGACCACATTCTAAATTAGGAACTTCAGGAACGTAGACGATTGGTTTCATGCATTGATTCCAACAATTGCAGCCTGAATATCCACCGCTCCAGATTTTGATGTAATTGAAACTGTACCGTTGTTTGCAAAAATTCCTACGTTGCCTTCATTGGCATAAACAGTGACATCTTGTTGTGCTGTAATGGCTATTCCGCCTTGGTTCGAGGTGATTTCAATATCCTTACCGCCTTTTTCATCGCCTTGATTGAAGATAGAAATGTTACCGAATGCCAACTGAATATGATCTTTTACAGACTTTGTGACGATCGTGCCATCTGGTAAGATCTCGATATAAGATCCTGACTTGTGAAAGATTTGTACACGTTCTGATCCTGGAGTATCATCAAATTCTAAGATATGGCCACTACGAGTAGTCATTGTATTATTGAAAGGATATCTCGCTTTATACTTCGAAGCAGGTTCAATAACTGTTGCGCCTTCTCCTTTAATACGATTTTGTGTCTTCAATTCTGGTTCGCCTTGTCCTCGAGCATATGAAGATACGCTATGATTATTTTCAGGAGCATAGTTTAATACGCCGAGAATATATGCTGCAGCTTGTTCTGGAAGAGACATACACATCACTCGAGATCCCTTTAAGAGACCTGTCGGGCTAAGTCCGATGCCTGAAACACCGGCACTTGTAGTTGGCATCATAATATAAGCAGGCAAAAGATCTTCGGAGTTCACTCTATCGGAATGTCCTAAAATTTCTCTGACCAATACTCTACCTGTCTGCGGCGCATCTGCTTCTAATCCGAGATCTGAAGTCGGATCTTCTGCTACGATACCTTCAAAGAATCTTGGGGTTTGCATCTATCATCCTTTAATTTGCGTGTGTTTGTGGCAATCCACCAATACCATCTTTCACAAGCTCGAAAGCTTGCATATACTCTGCTTTTTCGTTAAAAGTCAGAATATGACGACACTTTGCGATGATGTAATTACCAGTCGTCATCGTACTGTCTTCATTTACTGGAGATGTTTCTCCTCTTGTAATACCGCTCGGTTCAGGAAATTGACACTTAATGACATCACCGGCAGAAATAGCGCTATCACCGTAAATCGTAACGTGAGCAACTGTAGTTAAGAAGTGAGCCATATAATATGGTAGTTGGTTTTTCTTTTCGGCTCGTTCTGCGTTTTCAATTCTTGGATCAAAGGGAACAATTTGAATATTTCCTTCGTCTTTACCTATTTCATCTTGGGTTCTTAAGCTTGAAGAAACAGATTTTTCATTCAATGTTTGAAATTCTAGGTTTTTGGGGTTAGTTTGGAAATTAACGATTTCGCCAGTCACACTATTCTTGAGTTTAACTAAATTACTCCCTGCTCCAATTCTTCTTGCAAGCCCTTGATTACCGTTTTGAATAAGCTTCGTAGCTAGAATGTTTCTCCACTTTGCGCCAGATATATTTAAATTTGTTAATCCGGATTGCATGAAACACTTATCGCCAATATTCTCTTTGCCTTCTTTGATTAGCATTTCCATGCTCTTAAAAACGAACCCGTACTTGTTTTCAAAGAAGTAAAATGCATGACCTTTAAATTCTTGAGACATCGCGTATTCCAATCGAATCTGATCGATGCATTCGATTGGTGTTTTTTCGGTAAAGTTGAAAGCATGTAGTCCGCGGGTTTTTTCTGCGAACAAAGGTTTCTGAGAATCGATTGCTTCAAGATAAGCTTTTACCATCTTTTCACATTCTATCTTTTTTCTGACGAGTGGTAAGTTACGAACAGTAGCCGACTTCCATACTTCGTATGTCACACATGAAAGTTTATAGACAACAGCTTTGTCGTCGTTAGTAGGAATAACAGGGTCAACTGATACGATATAAAATTCATATCGAATAGAAGATTTTTGATTCTCTTCGTCTGTCGTAAAATCAATTATAATTCTTTTGTCTGTGAAAACAAAATGATTAAACATACCTTTTGCGTCATAGAATTCAAACTCTGCGAGCACAGTTGGATTGAGTACAGATTCATAGATGTTTGCTTGTACGCAGACAGGAGTCAAATCAAGTGCTTTACCACATTCAACAGTTTTGGCTGTGGCATCAATTAATAAGAATTCATTAAGTTTAAACTGTCCGTCTCTAATCGAAGTCATGTTATGTGCTTATTTGTTGTATGAATTGTTTTTCTACTTCTGCCAAGTAAGAAGACTTGAGAACAACTACGTTTCTCTTGAGTTCGTTTGTTTCTTTCTCATCGTCATATGCATTCACTGCATACCAGTATTCAACTTCGGCCTCAGGTATATTTTGGCTTAATACCTTTATTTCACTTATTCCTTCTGCTGCATTCACTGCAAACGTTCCGCTTACATGTTTTACAGTCAAGCGATTGTTTTCAAGATCAATATAGTCGATGGTAGCATATGCGCTGGTGCTCGTTTGAGATACTCGATCTCCAACTTCGAATTCTGATGGCGCAACAGTCAGAGACAATGATAATACTTTATTCGTAGATACTATCCACTCTTCTTTGAGTCTTTCGTAACCAATTACTGCACCAGTATTTGTAAGTTTTGGCTTCCAATATTTTTGCGCGTTCGATGTTTCATTTGCAACAAGAGAATCATACTGTTGAGTCGTAATAGTTCTTTCGTCTTCATGCCAGTTTAATCGATAGAAGAGAGTAATCGATCGAGCATTTGAATTCGATCCGTATTTTGTTGCAATGTAACTGTTAAAATCTTCTGAAGATTTATAGTAGTCGTAATAAGGATCGACGATGTTATTCGTAAGATAGATCATCCAATCAAACTTCGAAGATCCATAATAGTTATAAGACAAGAGATCCGGCCTCTCGAACCCTTCTTCAAGAGTAAACTGAAAGGTAGAATAGATGTCTCTTTTCGTTTTGTCAGTAAAATCGACGCGCGCCAAGATATTCTTGGCAATGTTTCCATCATAGTCTACAATTGGAAATCGATCAAAATATCTTGCCATCTTTAACTTCCTGTTTGTTGTTTAGGCGAAGCTGTAGTCGGCGTTGGTTTGGATATAAATTTGTCGATGTTTTTTCCGGTGTCATTTAAAAGAGTTCGAAATTCATTGCCTGGTTTGCCGGTGATATTATCAATACCTTTTTGTAATCCATCTAATACAGTTTCACGTGTCTCAGCTAAGCGATCTCCACCTTCTCTACCATAGTCGCGAGATGTTTGAATTTGTGTTTCAAGCATTGTCATCGAGCATTCGATAAACGCAGGATGACTTGTGCCTTCGAAGAATGCAGGAATTCCTTGCGGAGAGTAGTTCAGTTCGATTGATTGAATTAAACACGGTTGAAATTTGATTAGCTGTGCAGTACCAGCAATCTTGAGTTCTGGTTGACATAAGAATGGATAAGCGAGTGCCGCAGTACCTAGACTGCTGTATGATGGTAAAGCATAAGCTTTCATTGCTTTCAACAGATTCATCAACTGTTGGCTTTCATTCGGATTTCGAGGAGCAAAAGTCCATTCAAATCGGTGCTCACGAAGAGGAACTCCGCTAAACAATGCTTGAATATGAGGATTTGGAACAGCTCCAATTCCTTGTGATATAGCACTACCGATATCTCCTGCTGCCTGAACCATCGCACCATAAGCAAGTGCCATTGTAGCGTCGGTTGCTCTTTGAGCGGTCAGTCCTCCGGAGAGTCCTAATTGCGCGACATCTGCGACTCCACCTAGCAGTCCTTGTGATCCTTCGCTAACACTAATACTGAAAGTTTCTCTTATGCCTTTTGGAAGAGGAAGAGCAAATGCTTGTACAAAATCAAGCTTTGCTACGGTTTGAGGAGAAGGCCGGGCATAGCGCTTAAATTTAAATGCCATATAATATTTTTCACTGATATGATCAGGAAACTGCATTGAAGGCAAATCGCCAAAACCAATCTTATTCGAAGCGCGTTGAATAGCATCAACATATGTTTCGGCGTTAGGAGAAGCACCGGTAAGATCACCACCTTGAGGATTGAAATTATTACGAATGTCGGCACAAGAAGCCCGCTTCATTTCACTTGTAAACGTCTGAAAATACTTGTCTTCGAGACCAACAGTCAAAGAATCTCCGAATCTTGCGGAAAGCTCTGCAGCAATTCTATCAGAAAAACCTACCTTCTTTAACGCTTTGGAAAAAAGATCTTCAACAGCATTTTCAAGTTTATCTTCGAGCTTATTAGTAATATTTCGAAGCGTTCTATTTACAAGCCCACCAGCATCTCTTTTGAAACTGTCGATATTTACTCTAATAAGTGCCATGTTATCTCTCAAATTAAAAGGCTATCATCTTATTTATAAATAGATTTATGGCTTATAAGGGAAAGTTTCGACCAAAGAATACTAAAAAGTATATCGGAGACTCGAACAATATCGTATATCGTAGTCGATGGGAATTAAAGTTCATGATGTACTTAGATTCGCATCCTAATGTCGTGCAGTGGGGGAGCGAAGAGTTAGTGATTCCTTATCGCTCGCCGATTGATAATCGAGTACATCGATACTTTCCAGACTTCATTGTCAAGAAGAAAACGCCAGAAGGCAAGATCGATACCGTAGTGGTTGAAATAAAACCTCTTGCGCAGACGCGGCCTCCAGTGGTGATAAATAAGCCTAGTAAGCGTTATATTAATGAAGTCATGACATGGGGTGTCAACGAAGCCAAGTGGAGAGCTGCAGCAGTATACTGCAATGACCGTGGTTGGAAGTTCGACATACTTACAGAAAAAGAACTAGGAATTAAGTTTTAATGGCAATCGTATTTGATACCATCATCACACAAGGTGTTCGTTCAGGACAAATTCCTGCGCGGACGAACTCTGCGCGTGACTGGTTTCGAGATACTGCTGGTAAAATCAATCGTATTAATGAGCGTGAGATGATGAAAGGTGACGTCAGTCGTATGACTACTCAGCCTTTGCTTGGCTCGATGTACATGTTCTACTATGATCCAAAACATAAAGAAGAGCTTCCATATTACGATAGATTTCCTTTGATCTTTCCATATAAGAAAGTTAAAGGCGGATTTATGGGATTGAATCTACACTATTTGCCTTTGCAACTCAGAGCGAAGTTGATGGACGGCTTATATGACTTTGCAAATAACACTCGTTATGACGAGTCGACTCGCCTGAAACTCAGCTATCAACTCATGACTCAGGCAGCAAAGCTAAGATGGTATGCTCCGTGCATTAAGCATTATTTGACTTCTCATGTGCAATCAAAGTTTATGTACGTCTATCCATCGGAATGGGATATCGCGCTCTTCTTACCAACAGAACGTTTCGTCAAAGCAAGAAAGAATCAAGTTTGGATGGATACGAAAAAAATGTTAGGAGTTACTAAGTAATGGCATCTCCAATAGTAACAGGTACAAATTATACTCAAGAAATTCAAAGATCTGATCGAAGCGTAACGCAAGATGCAAGGTCAATAACTGAAACAACATCAGATAGTACCACTGTCCGCAGCGGCGGATCGAGAACTATTGTTGTCCCACCTAGTAGCACAACTAACGCAATATCTCCTAGTCAAGAAGTCAGCTCGGTTGTACCTTCTTTGTCAACTTCAGCAGCACCAACTGCAAAACCTGCTGCTCCAACTAGACAACAACGAGCTGTCTCTCCTAAACAAGAACAAAATAATCGACCACCCTCAACCGCAAAACCGGCCGCAGCAAAACCTGCTGCTCCAACTAAACAACAACAAGCCGCGCCGGCTAAGCAAGAGACAGTAGGACAGCGCGCTGTTAGATTAAATGAGGCAGATCGCGTTAAAGAAGCAGCAATTACCGCAAAACGTCAAGCAGCTCTCAAGACAGAGATCAGTCAGATCAGGGCCGGCAGCGGTACAGCACTAGAAAAACAAAAGAAAATAAACGAAGCTCAGAAGAAAAGTGCCGCTGTGGCCCAGGGCCGTGCTAATGATACGCTGGATGTTAGAAGATACAATAGTGTTACACCACACACTCAAGAAACTATAAAGAATCGCAGTGAAAGATTACAACGACTTGAAGAACAAGGCAGAATTGGAAGTTCTGGTAAAAATGGTAAAACGAATAAAAATACAAATACTATCAAAACAACAAAAAGCGCGAAGGTTGAAATTGACAAGAGTATTAATAACAATTTACAACAAGATACTATAACTGTTGATTCAGCCTTCAGTACAGGTGAACGTACTAAAGGCACATTTAATATCGGTAGATTCCGAGCCGAAGTTTCTGGCGCTGATAGCGTACTTCCTACTCATAGCTTCTTAGTAGTCTTTGCTCCGATGTTATGGACAAGATCAAAATTTAGTGCTCAGAATCTCGATTCTCTTCTTACGATGAGATGCGATAACGTGGTTCTTCCTTCTGTAAATCTTTTACAAGAGCAAAACATTCGAAGATATGGATTTGGTCCAGTCGAGAACGTTGCATATGGTGTAAACGTCGGCGACTTTACTTTACAATTTATCGTCGATAAAGAGGCTTTAGTTGTAGAATACTTCGAAGAGTGGTTAAATCTAATCGTCAATCGCGACTCTTTTGGTGGCGCGAATATGAATAATGATACCAACGGAAGAAAACCTTACGAGATCGCATATAAAGATACGTACTCGTGTCCGAATGTAAACGTATTCGTATATGACAGATCTCAGAATCAAGTCATGACATACAATATATATGACGTGTTTCCCACTGGAATACAAAGCATGAATATGTCATGGAGCGAAGAAAACACTCTCATGAAGCTGAACATCACGTTCTCTTTTACAGACCTTCGAATCAATAGAATTCCGCCAAAAAACAATAAAGATGATAAGTCGTTTAAAGATCAAATTATTGTAACAGATACCGGAAGAAATTCAGACGGAATTTTTACTGCCGGCAGCGCTGGAAGTACATTGGCTACTTTAAATTCAAGTCTAGAACTGACAGATCTAACAAATGAAACTACGATTATAGGAGATTTCCCTGGCCGAATTCGCGGCTCTGTTTCTCCTCTTCCACCAGAGACATTTCAAAAAGCCATCGTAACAGATGTTCCTATTCCTACATTGCGTACGCTCACAATTGCATAATTTTAAACCTAGGAGAATATATAATGCCTTTACCAAAAATTGATCAACCACTCTTTGACGTGACGATCCCCTCTTCGAAGAAAAAGATTCTCTTTCGACCATTCTTGGTGAAAGAAGAAAAGATTTTACTGATTTCACAACAAGGTGGAGAAGACACCGACGTGATCAGAGCCATTAAGCAGATCTTAAGACTATGCGTGCAAGACGATGACTTTAATGTCGATAAGCTCACAACTTTCGATCTTGAATATTTGTTCTTAAAGCTTCGTGCGAAATCAGTCAATAACATCGTTAAGCTATCTTATCGTGATAACGAAGACGATAATGTTTATAACTTTGAACTGAATCTCGATTCGATCGAAGTCGAAATGCCAGAAGGTGTCGATTCGACGATTAAGTTGTCTGATAGTATTTCAATGATCATGAAGTATCCGAGTGCGAGCATCACTGATAAGATTACACAGTTTGACAACGAAGTCGATCTGATGACGTTCTTCATTATTAACTGTATCGATACGATCATGACAGAAGAAGAAATTTATCCTGCTTCTGAATATAGCGATGAAGAACTCGAAGAGTTTCTGGATCAGTTGCCAGTCAATTCTTTTGAAAAGATTCGCGAATTCTTTGAGAAGATGCCGAAACTGTATCATAAGATCGTATACACGAATGAACTTGGTAATGATAGGAGTATCGAGTTAACGAATCTCAAAGATTTTTTTATGTGGCGCTGAGTCACAACTCGCTTCAAAACTACTATAGTATGATCTTTGCTTTGGCTCAGCATCACAAATATTCGATCACTGAGATTGAAAATTTGATACCTTATGAAAGAGATCTTTACGTTGATTTGTTAATGGCTCACCTTGAAGAGCAGAAACAAGAAATAGAGAGTAGAAGAAAGTAATGGTAGCAGCTTTGGGCAGAGCGCTTTTTCTAGGCGGCGGCATGATAGGAAACGTGCTAGGCGGAGCTCTTTCTGGTGCAGGTGCTGCTGTTGGCGGTCTAGCACAAGGTGCGGGTTCTGCTGTCGGTGGTATCGGTCAAGGCATCGGCGCAGCGGTTGGTGGAGCATTAACTCCTGCGCCTAAAACGATAGTAAATAATTTTGGTATCGCTGGATCGGCCGCGAAAGGCAAAGTGACTGGAGGAGGAACACTTCCTGCTCTGAAGAAAACATCGGCTCCCGCTGTCAATGTGAATATGCCTACTGAAAAGCTTTTAGTTGTTGCAGTCAATTATCTTTCGTCAATTGACAAAACTCTTCAGGCTCAAATTAAGTTTGAAAGAGATGCATTCGTTCAACAAGCCCAAGCTGAACGAGAAAGCTCTATTGAAAGCGGCGGCCAAAAAGAAAGCATCTTTACTAAGTTATCTGAAAAATTTAGCGGTAAGTCGGATGATAGCACCGTAAAAAGCAGAGCTATTACACTCACAAAAACTATCTTAGCCGCGGCAGGAATTGCAGGACTCGGTCTTTTAGCCTTAGGTAATTTAGATACGAAAGAACTCGATCGACTCAAAGATAGTTATAAAGCCTTTAACGAAAAATTTGATTTTCTTGGTCCGCTCGCCGAAGGAGTATCAAGCACAGGTTCAATTGTTGGATACCTATTAAAAGGACTTCGTGGAGGAATTGCAGGGCTAGTAGCAGAGTATCTTGTTAAAAGATTTACTGGAAAGAGTATATTTGAAAATATAACTGGAACTGGAGAAGAAGCGAATGGCACTCAGGCGTCAGCGCCTCAAAAACCAGGACCATATGATTATGCCATGGCAGGTGGCTTGGCCGGTTATGGTGCATATCGAGGTGTAAAAACCTTTGGAAAAATTAAAGATGCTCGTGCTAATATTGCAAAAATTCGGGCGGCGCCACAGGTAGCTCCTTCTCTTAAAGGTTCTGGTTTCAGAGATCCTGTCACTGGAAGAGCGGCAAAGCGAGCTGCTGTAACAAGTGGAGGTGGCTGGTTATCAGGACCAAAGGGTCAAAGATGGGTAGCATTTTTGCAAAAGCGCTTTGGTAAAACATTCTTTGCAAAAAAGATTATGCCTTTACTTGCAAGAGCTTTAGTAGGTATTGGGATTGCTGCAACAGGAATTGGCGTCATACCGGGAGCTCTACTTACTCTTATTACTGTCGCCTCGAGCGCATTTTTAATATATGATATTATATCTGCGTATTGGGATTGGACAGAAGAAGAAGATGCTCTAAAAGATGCTCAACCCGCTGCTGGTTTAAAACCAAAATCTGACGCGATGGCAACACCGAGTTCTCCAGCTTCTACAGATTCTTTAGCAGCTGCACCAGTAACTTCTACGACAAGTGCAACAGCTGGCCAAAACAAACCTATTACGGGTGTTGTTGAAGGTGGCGCTGGATATACAACTGTTACGTATGCAGATGGTACCACAGAGAGACGCGGAGGAACTCTTCCAGCCCGCACAAATAATCCTGGTAATATTATGGACGGATCACTTGCAAGATCTTATGGTTCCGTAGGCTCATCACCGTCGACAAACGGTCCACCAGTCGCAGTCTTTCCTACACGCGTAGCGGGCTTCGCTGCGATGGACGCGTTGCTTAAAAGCGAATATTCAAACGGACCTATTGGACAGACGTTAGAAAATTGGGCAACTGATCCTGATCATCCAGCAAAAGTTATTGGAACCGCAAGAGTTGATCCAAATAAAAAATATACAGATTTTACTCACGACGAAAAAGTAAGATTCATGCAAGCTTTAGCAAAAGTCGAAGGCTTTTATGCTGCAGGCTCTGGTCCTAAAATTTCTTCTGCCGAGCTTGGAAATAGTGGCCTGCTATCAAGCGCTATTGGTTTAGGTAAAGGCGCAATGGAAGCTATCGGTACAGTACTACGCGCTGGATTAGGTGAGATGAAACCTACAACTGGATCTCAATTGTCCGGATTTAATGATACTATGCGAGGCAATACAAGCTCGGCTACGCCAGTTCAAGGAGAATCTACAACAACTGCGCAATTAGCCCGTACTTCAGCACAGATACAAAACGCAGTTGATTTAGGAAATGCAGACGCCGCTCAGGCTGCAACTCAAAAAGAATCTGCAGGCGCATCTTCTATTCGCCAAGCTAATGCTTCGAACGATGGCAAGTTGGAATGTCTTGATCCTAATTTTCCAGGAAACGGTTCAGTTGAAGCTTATCTCCAATATCATAGATTGGCTGCATAATGGCTGAACCAGTTACAATTGGTGGTCAAACCTTCATTAAAACAAGCGACGGCTGGGTAGATCAAAAATCAAAAATAAGAGCACCAGAAGGATTGCTTTCACTTTTAAATAAACTTCAAGTTGAAAATTCTTCTGAAGGAAAGAAGAAGCGTGTTCGTATCGATACTTCTCGACCAATTGTAAAACTCGGTAAAACAGAATACGTGTGGGATCTTAACAGTGGTGTATGGATTGATCGAAAAACAAAAAATGCGGCGAACCCTACTTTCAGTAAACTAATTGAAGCTGCCTATCAAGGCATCACACAAGGTGTAACTCCAGAAGAACGATCATATGATAAGAGTAAAGCTGCCAATTCTGTCGTAAATAATATGGGAGCAACCGGAGAAGCTGCGAAGCAAAGAGTAAAAACTCGTACTGGAAGCGGAAAACTCCCTGCGCCAAGTATAAAAATCAATTCTCCTATCGTTCAGATGATAGAGAAGCTGGCTACGATTGATGGTTATCTGAAGCAACGCTTAGACAATCAAAAAAAAATAGCTAACAGAAATTTAGTAGCAACTAAAGAAGCTGCCATCGAGGCGAAATCTGGAGATGCATCTCCTGTCGAGCAAAATTCTAAACCCGATGCCGAAAAATCTGATACTACTGGAATAGGCGTAGCATTACTCGTGGGCGGATTAATAGCTGCACAGTTTGAACCAGTACAAGAAGCATTTAAGTCACTCGCCAGTGGCATTAAAAGTGTATTTAATTTTGTAAAAGATGTTGCTGGTGTTGTTTCTGACGGATTAGATTTTTTTACTGGAGGTTCTTCTGCTTCAGATTCAAAAGTTGAAACTTCAACCGCAACACCAAATATTACTCAAGGTAATACGCAATCTTCTCCTAAGACAGCGCCTCAGACAAAATTAAGTGTTCCAAGCGAAGCAAATGAAGCAGTTCCGAGTGCAATAACTCCTTCTTCGGTTGCTCCAACAACTCCAGCGATTGCACCTAATTCTGGTTCTACTCAGCCGACTATGGCTCCGTCTTCAAGTAGCAGTTCTTCGCGTGTTAATGCATCTTCTGCTGCGCCTAATAATTCAGGATCAAGAGCTGCAACACCAAGTTCAACTCGATCGAATGCTACTCCGACTCCCATGGTTTCCTCTTCGAATGCTGCTCCATCAAAAGTTTCTGCACCGACTCCAACACCAAACGCAACGCCCGCTTCTGCTGCACCTGCAACACCAAACGCAACGCCCGCTTCTGCTGCAACACCAAATGCTACTCCAGATGGTTCGAATTACGATGGATTGAGACTTAAATCGCAAGAAGCAATCAGCGGCGGACAAGCAGCTTCAAAAACCATTGAATTCGCAAAGATAGTCCAAGCACAAATACCAGAGCTGACAAGATTCACAGCATTTAGCGATAGTTATCATAAAGGTCGCACGTCTAAACACAATGAAGGACTTGCCTTCGACTTTACTATTAAAGATCCATCACAATCAACAGCTGTTGCTGATAGAGTAAAAGCAGCTGCAGATGCTAATGGATATAAAGTGAAGATATTAGACGAATATAAAGATGCATCTGCGGGTGCAACAGGCGGACATATTCACGTAACTGTAGTGGGTCCTGGTACTGGATCAACTATTGAAGGAGGAGGTGGCTCGAGCATACTCGAGCAAGTTACGACGGTTGGAGCAAATATAGGCAAAGGCGCAATCGAAGCCATTGGAAATATTCTACGTGCCGGATTAGGTGAGATGACACCTACAAGTGGATCTCAGCTTTCAACGGTAAATGATACGATGTCAGGAAATATTGCAAGAGCCGCAAAAGAAAGAACAGCTACAGTTGCTGCAACGAAGACTCCTAAACCGGTTGCTGTAACAAAATCAGATCCAGTTAACATGAATGCGCCAAGCGGTTCTTCTACGATTCAGAACATGCCTACGTCTTCTGATAAAGCCGGAGTCGAATTCTACTTGACTCGTATGGGATTTCCAAAGATCATATACACTCAAACATCTCGCGGAGCAACGCTTAGGTAATAAAAGAAAGGGCGACCGAAGTCGCCCTTTCCCACCTTATCAATCTTCTTCGGCAAGCCGTTTAAAGAAATCGAGATCATCGTCATCATCACTGACTGTGGAGGTAGGAGCAGAAACTGCTGCAGCCTCCTTGAATTTCGGTGCAGGTGCACGATATTCATTTTCATCCAGATCAACACCACGAATCTTTGCAGGCTCCGCAGAGAGTGCAAGGACTGTATTTAAACGAGTCTTGAGATCTTCATAAGACTTGAATTGCTTCAGATCTACAATTTCAATGAGCGAACGCTCCTCGTTGTAGACCCGCTCAAGCTCACTGTCATCATCGAACAGTGGTGCGGGAGTATCGAATTCAGACTTATCGTAGTTGGGGTAACCCTCAACCTTACGAATTTTGAGCTTGAAGTTAGCACCTGCCCAAAGATCGAAAGGATTTACTGGCTTCTCGTCCTCAAAACCTGGGTTCATCAGATCGTTCAGCTTATCGAAGATCTTCTTGCCATACTTGTACAAGAAGACTTTGCCTTCGTTTGCAGGATTGCCTGGATCCTTCACAACATAGATGTTGCTGTGGTATGCCAAGCGACGCTTCTGCTTGCGCGCGATCTCCTTATCAGAGTCAAGACCAGTATTCCAAAGAATGCTGTTATGTTCTGATACGGGATCATCTTTACCGATAGTCGTTAACGACCGCTCGATATACCAAAGCCCGGTTGGACCTTGGAATCCATGGTCCCAGATGCGAACGAAAGGAATATCTTCGTTCTTCGGTGCAGGAAGGAAGCGAATGACAGCGTAGCCGTTACCAGCCTTATCGACTGTATGCTTCCAATATTTGCCCTCATCGGGATCTGTATAGGTGGTATTTTGTTTAGCAAGTTCTTTCGTGAGTTTCTCGAACGAGGAATTGGAAGAACGCTTGAGGTCTGCAAATGACATAATTAATCTCCTATATGTCGGTTTTTTACGGTATGTTTCGATGTATTTCGATTGCAGCGAACTGCAATTGTATTTATCATGAAGTAAAGACGTCCTTGACAATTTTTCTGCACCGAAATGCATCATAATGAAAGAACGGCTTATACTTCAGCAGCTTCTTGTGGATGCTGGGCCATAGGACACCATCCTCAATCTTCTTGTTCCAATGACCGAAGAACCCGAAGATATCATTGAGGATAATCACCGTCTCGATAGAAATCTCGCGACGAAGATATTTTTTGAGTAGAAAGGGATGTTGCCCATTCTTTATAATAACACAATCATTGAAATTTGTACATAGTTTTTTTACATCTTCTTCAAAAATATAAGAAAGAGATTGCTGTCTCTTTAACCATTCATTGTACACTTTCTCTGAGTCATCATCAAACAGATCGCCGATCCATTTTAAATCGCCATCAATAAAGTTGGCGACCAGATATTTGAGAGGATCTTTGTGTTTTGACAACTTATAGAATTGATACTTGTCCTTACGTACATCAAAGCTCGAAGGCTTGGCTCCGATCCTGCCGTTGTATTTGATGTAGTCGTAGCTATCTGTTGTGAAGTGATTTTTAAGGGCAAGAAAGGTAGTGTAGCTCTCGAATGGAGTCATACTGGTAACTTTGCCCTCTTTGGCATGAAGTTGAGTTCTTCTGCTTCGTCTTGAAGCTTTGCCTTAATACGAATGTTGCTACGAATAATACTCGCTGCAGCCTCGATCTCGATGTTATTTTTTTCACAATAGTGGACGACGGCATCCATATAATCTAAATTATAATTGATAACCAATCGTTCAATTTCTTTAATGAACTTTTCAGAAGTCAGTGCTTTTGTTGAAATGACGTCGTCCATCATGATATAATTATCCTCTATAAAAAATGTGTGCGCCAATTTTAGTCGTACGATCAAAGACTCTGCCCCATGATGGGCTTACATAGTCTGCGTGGTAAAATTTTGCGCCTTTTGTAACGTCAGTGTAGTTACCTAGATATACGTCTTCAGCAACATCTGTTGCCTTACGATATGCTGTCATATCAGCTATTCGCTTTCCTCCCTCACACTTCCATGAAAATTGGCATACACCTTTGGCCTTTTGATTAATGACCGCGCATGGTGTCTTTGGGAATCTTTTGTCTTTTACGCGATTCAATACTACATTGTTCACCGCGATTTTGCCTTTCGTCGGCTCATGACCTGCTTCGAAATATGTATTCTCAGCCATGCATTTGATTTGTTGTCTGTCATGCCGATTGAGATACACAGCTTCTTTGACAACAATCTTTTTTTCGATTACCTGAACCACAGGAACTTTTACGATCTGTATTTCAGGCTGTTTAGTTGGAGTAGCCAAAGCCACACCTGTGACTGCGATAATACCTATGACAAAGCCTTCTGCCCAGCGTAGGTACGGGAAATCTTTTCTGTTTTCGAAAAGTTTCATGTTTGTCCTCTTAGTCTCAATGACTTTGGCAAACAGAGACTACTTTCCAGGCATCTCAGCCATATAGTTTTCTGTCGCTATAAGAAGATACACAAGAGAATAACGAAGTATCTTCCATCCATTTCCCTCTTACTGGAAATGCAAAATCATTAGTGTTTTCGTCGGTGACATCCGAATGATGCCGCTTTCTAGCCATCTAAGACTTGAAGTTTTTGTAAGAGTCAATGGAGGATTTCAACCTCCGTCATATTTTATTTATACTATCCCCAGCGGTTTTCTGGCGACTCGTAGCACCAGCAATTCAACTGGTAGTAAAGTGGCCCGTTCTGTTTTTTATAAATAGATGGTAGTCGCGGATGGCCGTCCCACTACCACTAATTCTGTTAGGAGAACCAGCATGACTATTTATCATAAGCACCATATTTTCCCAAAACACATGGGTGGATCAGATGATCCAAGTAATATAGTAGAACTTACTATAGAAGAACATGCCGAAGCCCACAAAATATTATATGAACAATTCGGAAATGAATATGACCGAATTGCGTGGCTCGGTTTAACTAATTCAATAGATTCACAAGAACTAGCATATTTAAAACAAGCCGAAGGTGGTCGTTACGTTCAAAGAATGAATCGTAATCTGCCATCTATTGGTGGAAAAGCACTCTGGTCAAAACCCGGAATGAGAGAGTATCTCATTGAGAAAAGAAAAGAACAGAGTCGACTTGGTAAAAATCCTATGCAAGGTAAAAAACAAAACAGAGCATCTTGTGCTTTATGCAAAAGAGAATTACCAGTAAACGCTTTAACACAACATCATAAAAAATGCAAACCCTAGTTTTTCTGTTCCAAGGGAAACTAGGAAACCCGTGTAGATCATGCCGCTAGGCGGATATCTGCAAAGCTATCGTTATCGTTAGCATTTATGTTTTGTGGCACTTTGCCAAGCAATCAGTCTCGAACCGCCCTATTACACGAAAATCGAATTCCAAGGTCACCCCCATCATAGACACACTGTCATCACAACCATACTTCTCAGTGTGTCTATGGTGGAGGTGCGGGGAGTCGAACCCCGGTCTTTCCGCCTTTATTGTTGATTGTCAACAACTGATATTCTATTTATACCCTAACGGGCTTTAATTGTACATGCTTAATTGCACCAAGACTGTTTTGCATCACCAAAATATGCACGCGCAAAACCGTTCTTGATAAGCAGTTCGCGAAGGCTCATGCCATCAAATAGCATGTCTCCGAGGACACGACCACCGAACTTGTCCCAATCATACAGAACAACCTGATGCTTCTTTGTAGCAGAAATCAAATCTTTGACAAAGACAGAAGCCTGTTCTCCGCGCACTTTTTCGCTCTCACACTTTGCACGAAAGCTTTTTTCAGGTGTATCGACACCAAAGATACGAACACCAAGCTCAGGCTTCAAAGGAGCTGGCAAGTACGGCGCAGCAATGACAATCGTATCACCATCAATGGCGCGGATAATCTTCGTATCATATGTCACACCGACAGGAGTCTTCTGTGCGATAGCTGGAGTTGCCAGCATGATGAGTGCTAGCGCAATAAAATTCTTCATATATTTTCCTTAGTTACAACGGGTTTCCCAGTAAACGTAGCGTTCGCCACGATACCATTCGGTGATTTGTTCACGAACGCAATAGCGTCTATCATATCGATAATCAGGTGGATAGTAGCGGTTATCATCACGAGGATTTTGGTTTCTTCCCTGATCGCGATTGTCTGAGCTGAGTGCACCTACAACGATACCACCGATGATAGCTCCACAGAGCCAACCACAGCCTCCTCCGCGCCGCTGATTTTGATCGCGCTGCTCTCTGCGGTCATTGCGATCATTGTTTTGTGCAAGCGCTGGAGCAGAGATGAGCATGCTGCTGACAATTGCAAGTGTAAGAATCTTTTTCATATTAGAACCTTTCATTCATATCAGCAAACATGACTCGTTTTTTTGGATCACCATTGGTAATGCAGCGAGTGAGTGTAAGAGCTTCTTTATAATTTTTCGTATGGAATTTTACCGGAAAGATGATCTCTTCATCCTCGATTTCCAATGCTATTCCGACAAAGTAAGTACCGTTTTCTTCTACCATAAACGTATTTATAATTGGGAGAACCGAAGCTCTCCCAACCATATTATGCGGCGTCTGCAAACTCCACCGCAGTTTCCAACGCCTTCGTCTTCAGGTTCTTGTTTGAACCGTACCAAGCAGAAGTCATACGATTATCTGCATTACGACCAATCATGTGATCAGTCATGAAGGTGACTGCGTTGAAAGCCTGCCACCAGCTGCCTTCGCCGTATTCGGCACCAGGCTGTTGGTCCATGATTTCGAGAGCGATACCAGCATTCTTACTGAGATCTTTCTTCGAACCAGTGACAGGGAACACACGCTGGAAATACTCGACGATGTTCTCGTCAGTGTAACGCTTCGAACCAAGATAAGCAGCCATTTCCTTGTACTTGGCAAGCTTTTCCTTGGCGACACCGAGTGTTTCCTTGACAACGTCACCGTCAAACTCGCGGCGATGGCTAACCTTGACAATCTTGCTTGACTGGCTGTTCAGCGAGAGAGTGAGAGTGTTGTTGCAAACAACGCGAACTGGAGTGAAGCGAACATCGATCGACCAACCATACTTATGTGGATTGGTGAAGAGAAGATAGGAATCAACGCGATCGCCTTTGAACAACTCGAAGGAATCCTTCACCTTTGCCAAGGCCCAAACAAGCTGACCATCGCGAAGCGAACCAGCGGTGTGCATTTCCATTTCACCAGCCGCAACGAAATCATTGAAGAATTCAAATGCCGATTCGTTCTGATTCGGAACCCAATCGTTGGTGATCACGTCGAGGATCTTGTTGTCGACGTCGCGAACCAGAGCGGAGCGGCCAATATCAACCTGCTTACCACCGATGTCGGCGTAAGCAGGAACTGGATTGACCTTCCAGTCAAGGTTTGCTGCCTTCAGCATCTGAGCAGGAGTGAGGTCGTTCGAGACCTTCGTGCCGAGGTGATGCCATGGTGTTTCGCCTGCATAAGCCATCGAAGCCTTGCCGTCGAGAAATTCAATCATATGAGCCATAATATAGTTTCCTTTTTCAATTTGGTATAACCATTCTACCATAGAATGGCATATTTGTACATGTTTAATTTACGCGGGAGTAATAATCCAAAAACCTGCGAACAGGATTGGAGCCATAATGAGGAAAGCGAGGCTCGCAAGCATCTCGTTGCGAAACTCTGCAGGAGTCATAGTAGCCTTCATATCGGTGATAACTTGAATAATCTTGTTCATGTTTGCTTCCTTCTTCATTATAGGTCCACCTTACATTGTTTTCGAAATATTGTACATGTTTATTTTTCGATAAAATCAGAAACTAGCTGAAAAAAGTCATCAGGCTTTTCGTCCTCGAGGACCATCAGATAGTCACGAACATCTTCTGTGATGCCATGCTTGGCAAAATATGCGGCGATGCATCGCTGAACGGTATCGATACCAAAGTATCCAATCACAGGAGATTTTGTCATACATCGTTCTCCATCTGATCGACCATAATCTCGATGATACGTTCGAAGTCATCATCTGGATGCAGCATATAGTCTGCAGAGATATCGCTATACATTTCAGCGCAAGTCTTCATAGTTTCAACACCATGAGTTCCACCAAGGGCTTCATAGATGAAATCGAAAGGATCATCTTGTGCAAGGATATATTCAAAAAGTTGAGTCATAATCACATCTCCATCATACGTTCAAAGGCAAAACGCTCGGCAAGAGCGTCGTGAATCAACGTGCAGTCACGGAATGTGACCTTAAACTTCATCATCTCAAGCGCAGTGTCGGCGAGACGGGTAATCGAGTAGTTAGAAGGTGACTTCTCGTTGTAGTACTCGATATAGATCCAGTCGATCATATTACCAGCAGCGTTCATAGCTTTCATGATCTTCACAACTTCACCGCGGATGGTACCAGCAGCAGACTCGTAGCGAACGCGGTCACCGATAAGGATAGTCTTTGGAGCAGTCATTTTCGTTTCCTTCTTCATTATAGGTCCACCTTACATTGTTTTCGAAATATTGTACATGTTTATTTTCGAAAATTAGAGGTAATTTTCGGTTTTGAATCGGTTGAGAATTTCGAGAAGAGTGAAGGTGATGGTAATGGTAGGATTTCCGGAAGGGGTATCGGAGTTATAGTTAATGTTGATGATGTGAGGATAGTAAGGAGTGAGGGTTTCGAAAATGTTGTGGTTATAGTCGAAATCGAATGTGATGGTATTGGTCATGTTTTTTCTCCTTAGCTTATTATTCATACTACCAAAGTTTTCATAATTTGTACATGTTTATTGTCAAAAAAAATGCGACCGAAGCCGCATTTTCTTATCCGTACATTTTGTGATAGGATCGAACCAGATCCACCGCTTTCTCAAGGTATCGTTGAGGTCGTTCAACGAAGATCTGAGACTCGAGGGAGTCATCGACTCCAATGATGATGACGATATCCTTCACTAAGATACCTGTCATCTCCCATAGCATGTAAGAGTAGAGGCTCGCTTGTAGGAAATATCCTTCAATCCAATCCTTTCGCTTTAGCTTCGCAGACGTCTTATAATCGATGATCGACAGACGACCGTCGTAGTCTGCTATCAGATCACATGAACCTGCTAGCTTCAGATGATCAGAGAAAAGAGTACATTCAGTAGCACGAACCATGTCTACCTTCTCATCCAGAACCTTCTTAATCTGATTGAACATCATCATGTTATGAGGCATCGACGTATCGATGTCATTACCTAACACGTAGTTCTCACACATCGTATGGATGTTCGTTCCGCGAGTAGAGGCTCGAGCAGAAACTCGTGCAGCTTCATCCTCGCCGTCTCTTTTCCTCCAAGCTTCGAGCGCAGACTTATCCGTCATCTTGCCGAGAACGGCCGTCACAGACGGATATCGGTTGCCTTTAGGTGTTTCATAGAAACGTGTTGGTCCATCTATCCTTTGCAATTCAGCAAATTCTAGCAATTCGTATTCGAATTCTTTACGGTTGGAGACCGAGTTTTTGTCGAGCAATTATATATTCCTTCACTAGTTTCGAACGAACAATATCTTGTTCGAGAAAATCAACATGTACAAAGTCATTTAACTTACCGACGATTTTCATAAAATCCTTCAGTCCGTTACGTTCTTGTTCTTTCGTAAGATCTGATTGACGAAAGTCGCCACAGAATAATACTCTACAACCTTTACCAATACGAGTGATCACAGAATCCAGTTCATGGAAAGTCATGTTATTCACTTCATCTACAATCACGTAACAATTATTCATGGTAATGCCACGAATAAATGACGTCGAAATAAACTCGATCGCATTCTTCTGCTTGAGGATCTCATACGCATCAGACCGATCAAACAGTTCGGTACAGATGGCGTAATAAGGTGCCTCATAAACTTTCATCTTTTCTTTCTGATTGCCAGGAAGAAATCCCATATCTCGTGTCGGTACTACCGATCTTACAATGTAAATCTTATTTTGTACACCTTTATTTGACATGAGTGCATCAATAGTTTTTGAAAGAGCGATGAAGGTTTTGCCGGTACCAGCCATACCGTGTAACATCAGGTGTTTTCCGTCATCAAAAGCGTCAAACGCAATACGTTGATTTTCTGTGAGTGGATTGACAGTTTTTAAATTAAAATTTTGAGTCTTAAATGTCAGTCCTTCTTGCGTGTCACCATTTTGTCTAGCGACTCTTTTTTCTCTTTTTGTTAAACGTGCCTGGTTGTTATATTCCACTGGCTATCCTTATTTTTTATTGCGAGCTTTACTGACTGCCTCTCTAATCTTCGTGCTTTTAATATCTTTGTTACCGTGCTGTTGACCGAGCGGGGAGTAAGGGTTGGCATTACCGATTCTATTGAGTAGATCGTTAAAGCCCGAGTCATTCTTATGAGTCACTCCTGCTATTCCTGATACAAAATGAGGTGCGCCTATAATCTCTTCGATGCCCGAATTGTTTTCGAGGAAATCTCTTTTCTGTTGATAGTTAAAGAATTCCTCGAAAACTTCTCCAGTTTCTTTGAGTCTAAATTCGTATATAGGCATCAATAATCTTCATCTTCTATCAGATCTAACAATGTACTTTTTGTCTTAGAACGAAGGGCAGCTCGAAGCCTCTTCTCACTCAGGTGATGACGATGATCGTGTAATATATTTTTCGAATCGTCATATTCTTCATTATATTTTCTAAAACGCTTAACCGTGTTGCTCATTTGGAATTAACCCTGGAAAAGCTTCGTTGATTGTTGCGACGTTAAGTCCTTCGACTTTCTTATCTTTGACTGCAATCAAAAGACTTGCATCCTTCGGATGAAGAGACTCGAGAAGACCGATGAAAAGGTTTTCGCGCTGATGCTGCATCAGATCAGGACGATTACCATAGAGGTAGAGAGGCAGTGTACGCGCCTCTTTATAGAGTCGTCCTTCAGTGTCGAGCACTTCGCTCGGCTTATAAGGAGGAGCTCCTTCTGGTAGCCACCATCCTACGTTCGGATGGAATGCCAATTCAAGGATATACCGTAGTGTTTCATTGTCATACTGACGTAAGATAGAAACCTTTGACGGTGCATCTTTTACTTCCTTGACCAAGTCAAGGATCTCTGCGATCGCTAATGTTCTTTGCATATTAAAACTCGTTGATGCTTTCTAATAGAAGTTTGAGACGACGGTCGATAAAGTAGTTGAAGAGTTTATCTCTTCCTTTACCAGCTTGTTGCTCGTACTGCACGAGCACTTCCTTCTTAATATCAGGAGGAATGAAGTTGAGATCAACGAGCTGCTGATTGCGAAGATAGCCACGCAGCATCTTCTCGTCACAGAATTCCTTCGGATCTGCGTCGAGCCATTGATCTAATTTTTTCTGACTAATAGGTTTCTGTCTGGCACCGACAACGAACGTGTCATCTGCTGACAAAAAGTTGGGAACACCGTCGCCAGCATCGCCGCGAATGATGTGTTCTTTCATGAACTTATCGACATCGTTTGTCTTGCGCCACTTCTTCTGCACAGGATCAAACTGCTGTACGTTCATATAAGCTTGAAGCTGCACAAAGTCCTTGTCACCAGAAAGAATCAAGATCTTCTCGTTGGTATTACCATAGGTTTGTGCAAGAGTGCCGATAATGTCATCGGCTTCGGCGCCATCAACACGAATGACTCGATAAGGAAAGTAATCCTTGAGTTCATCGCGAACTTTATTCAGAGTCTCGAATACAGAATTCCAATTGATCTCGGACTTTTCGCGATTCTTTCGACGATTGGCTTTGTAATAAGGAAATACTTGGCGGCGCCAGTTATTACCAGCATCGCATGCAATAATCATCTCTCCGAACTCATTCTTAAACTTCACGTTATAAGCTCTCACTGAATTGAGAACCATATGTCGTAAAAGATCTTCTTCGATATCTGCATTCGTGTGGTTTCCAAGTTGTATCATTAGATTGGAAATCATAACCTGTGAAAGGTCCATAATAATCATTTTAGTTTCTCACTCTTCATCGGGTAAATTATATGTATATTCGATTGTATTGTCTTCATTATATTTAAATTCAAATATGTTGTCAGATATATTATGAAATGGATGTTCAAGATTATACTGTCGGTGTAATAAAGCTTTGATGCCTTCCATGACTAAGGCGACATCTTTTACATATTTATCGTCATTGATATCTACACCATACGCTCCGAACATATTAATTACATCAGGAGTCATGTCATTCATGACTCCAGCCACATGTTCTTTTCGAGTCTGAGTCACCTTATCATGAATTTCCTCGATGTTTTGAGGCGGCGCGTCTTCTCGACGAAAGCCTGGAAATAAGATTACGTTGTCCGTCATTTAATAACCTTTAGTAGAATGGTGTCTTGATTGATTCGGCCATTCGGTTTTGATTCCACGGTTTTGATCTCGTCCATAAACTTACGTAGGCTAACTTTACCAGCTCCAAGCAAAGCTTGAATAGAAACATCTGGTTTGCGTAAACCTTTGCTTGCAGAGGTTTCAACATCATAACCAATCAGCGTAGTACCCTTTACTTGGATTCCAGCTGGACCGACCGAATCATATCGACTCAGTTTCTTGTACTTGGTATTGTAAGTCCATAGCTGTGTACATCCTACGATCTCGGCTGGATGAACAGAGACAATCTTGAGTGAAGGCTCTTCCTTCTGGTATTTAAGGTTCTTGACCAGATCAACTGCGGACTTTGCTTTCTTCTCGCGCGGCTTGCGAATCTTGACAGCCTTCTTGTTATTTACATAACGATCGATGTCATCGAAGAAACTCTGCCAAAAATTAATCCAAAACTTTTGGCGCTTGCCAAAGGCTTCTTGAACTTGCTCGTCATTCGACATGATCTCTTCGTATTGAGGACGATAGTAGTCAGCCACGATACCAAGAATCTGAGCATTCAGTTCGTTCGCTTGGCAGAAGGTGTACATCGAGAATTCTTTGCCATCGATAACATTATCGAGTTCTTCTTCGAGACTCGTAATGATGTAATTGGCCTTTTCACGAATGCGAGCTTGAATGTCGACGACAGGCTTTGGAGCATCTTCGACTTCTTCGACAATCTGACTGGCTGCCACAAGAAGCTTCTTGACATTATCATTGAAGTAGTCAAGATTCTTCTGCGGCAAGACATTACCATTGAGGAGAATGCGAGCGACGTTACCAAGAGTTTGGGAAATCTTCCACTTTGGAAGCTTACGCAACAAAGCAAGCTCGTCTTTGGTGTAGTTGCGCTTAGCATAGGTGAAAAACCAGTCACGCGACTGGTCATCAGATGTCATGTAGTTATACCAGTTTAAGGCTTGACTAAAACCCGTGATTACGATAGGTTCGGAACCATAGGCTTTGTCATCGAACGACTTGATTGCCGAGCGAGAGATCTGTTTGGGTTTTGCTTTTACCTTAATGACCATATTTACCCCTGTAGTTTCCTTGTTGCATTATTCAATCTACTACAGTTTTGATAATTTGTACATGTTTATTTTCATAGGTCGATTTTATAATTAAAAATTGGTCCGCTTTTTGGAGTGTATTGCTCTGCGTTTGGCTCCCAACCAGGAGTTCCAACTGTGGCTTCCCATTTCTTATCAACATGTTCACGCTTTACATAAGACCACTTACGAGAAGTTTCCATTGCCGTTTCCATGCCATGTTCGAGCAACTGATTGTGTATCGCATCATGCTCGTACATCTCTACGTCATCGAAGACGAAGACAGCGCCAGGATCTGACCGTTCAAGGAAGAATGCAATCTCGGTATCAAGCGCGTTGAGCGTGTGAGGACCATCGAAGTGGACTACGCTGTACTTATTGAGAATGCTCTTATTCTCTGCATAGATAGGAACACCGTCTGCATAACGATTAAAGAACTCCGTGTCTTCGAGATTAAACATGTAGAAATTTACGTTCTTCTGACGGCAATACAGATACAGATTGATCATGCAGATGTCGCGCATCTCGTTGGTATAGTCACAGCGACCTTCCTTAAAGATCTCATCGCGATAGTATTCAATATTGCCGTATGGATCGATACCAAAGACCGGCTTCTCAGGAGTTTGATTACTCTCAACAAGACCGTCGATAATAAATTGTAAACCTCCCCCGCGGCGCACGCCAACTTCAACTGCTGCACCTTCTACACCTTTCGATCGAATGGCTGCATCGGTGAGTACTTCGTAATTTGCACTGTCTGTGCCGAATTGTGCTTGGATTTGATGAATTGATATTGGTTGCTGTGACATTATAT